CTATGATATAGCGTCTGCCAGGATTACAATGGCATCGTTCTGCATTTTCTCCGTGTTAAACACATAGCGGTCCATAGTGGTCTTGATGTCCTTGTGGCCCAGGCGCTCCATGACGGTCTTGGGCTGGGCGCCATTCTCCGCCAACAACGCGCCGTGAGTATGACGTAGGCAATGGCTGTGGAACAGAGGATTTCCCAATTCCTCATGGATAACCTTGGCGCAGTACTTGAATGAGTAAGGGGTAAGCAGCTCTCCGTTTTCTTTGGTGCTTATTGGCATTATTTCCTTGCCAATAATTTTGACGTTGGCGGGAGCCTGAAAGATTAAGTCATCGTCCATTTGATACGTCTTTGTAAAGTACTGGCCGTACCGGAGCATGTTCTTTTTGCGGTTATGGATTTCTGCTTTCAGGATTTTTTCATATTCCGGGAGTATTTTTATAGTCCGGACAGAATCATATTTTGGCGGCCGGTAATACCACTTTCCTCCCTCGTTGGCAAGCTGGTGCCGGACGGTTATGGTGTGGTGCTCGAAATCTACGTCATGTAGCAAGTCAATACCATAAGTCTCCCCCAGGCGCGTGCCACAATGGTATCCGGTCATGAGCGGTATGTGAAAATTACTGTCCGGGCCAAAGCGCTCAATGATGGCTGCAAAGTCCTCTTTGACACAGATATATTCTGTGTGTGCCTTGGCCTTCTCAGACATAACTATCTTCGGTATCCTGGCATAATCACAGGGATTATACTTGATGTATTTACAGGGATATACCGCATATCCCAGGGCACCGGACAGGCAGGATAAGGTATTTTTAACCATGCTTCGGGAATATCCCTGGCGTTTCATTACATCCACCCATTTCTGAATTACATCGGTTTCCAGTGATGACAGCCGATATTTTCCGAATGCCGGTTTGAGGTGGACACGGATTAAACGCTCATAGCCCACCTGGGTGTTATGCGCAAGGTTGGCCTTGACATAATTATCATACCAGTAATCCAGATAATCAGACATGCTGATGTCCGAAGGGGTAAACCTACGGCCGGCAGAGTCATATTCAGCCTTGGCCTGGGTGCCGGCAGTGATGGCCTCGGCCTTGGTGCGGTACCCTCCCTGGCTGATGGGGTTACGCTTTCCATTGATTTTAGCCCCTTCAAAGGACCATTCCCAGGTGGAGCCGCGTTTTCTTGTTCTTAACTGTCCCATATATCATTCCTCCTTAAAATTGGGTAAAATTAATACGCCCCTTGCCAGGACGCTCCAGGAATGATATAATTTACTTGCTTAAGGTAATTATATCTTCCAGGCGTACCTGGCAAGAGAATCTATGTGAAAAGCTTCTGTGTTACCAGCACAGGGGTTTTTTGCTATTATTAAGCAGACTGTTCTTGACTCAATATTGCTAATGTTTCATTATATTCTTTAGCCACTGGTACACGGGTAAAAATTACAGTATTATTATATTTTTCTTTAACAACAACTTCTATTTCATCAAGTGAAACCCTAAAAAATTCCTTGCGCAGGTTTACCCGATTTACACTCTGTTTTTCAAAGGCTTGGTGGAGAGCTGTCTCCAATGATGGTGCATCATCAGAGAAAATCATTGCGTGTACATCAAATTCAAAGGGAACAGAAGCGCTTCCCAACTCCTTAATTCTATCCATAGGCTCCAGCCGCCTTGTCATTCCGATTTTATATACATTTTCTCCAAAAGAGCCAATATTTGAAATTATATATACATAACCTGCACGGGCATTCGCTTCTCTTTCAAGGACAGTGGCTTTATCTGCTTCTAATTGCCTTAGTCTATCTTCCAGTTCTTTAATTTTATCTACGTAAAGTTGTTTTTCAATATCATTTTGTGTTTTTTGCATATAGCTTATTAACTTATTAATTTCATTCGAGCATTGGGCCTGGTCTTTTTCAAGCTTCGCTTTCTGACGCTCAATCTCTCTCCGGACTTTTTCTTCCTCAATCATTTGTTCCTTTATGGCCCTTTGCTGTTCGCGTTCCAGCTCCTTTTTTTGTTCATAAGTGTATACAAGATTAAGCTCTTCCAGTTTATATTCCAACAGCTTTTGGGTCATTTGTATGCCGTCAATTGCAAATATTTTGTTCAAGGAATCAAATGATTTTGTGATTTTACTTCGTACAGAATCAATATTTTTAACAGATAGATTCAGCAAAGCGTTATCACATTCGGAGTTGAAACATCTTAGTATTTGCTTCGCGTTATCATTAATTTCTTTCTTTTTACCATCTTTAGATATCAGCAAAATATTAGAGGATTTTATTGCTTCCTGTTCATCGTTTTTTAAAAGAGCTAATTTGTTTTTACAGTCCTCAGATGTTAATCCGTCGTAATCCGAAAAAATATATTGTTTGCAAACAGCCTCTTTTTCAAGCGAAGCTATTTCAGCGTCTAGGGCATCGCATTCATCTTTCTTTTCCTGTATCGTGACATTTAAGTCTGAAATAGTATTAGAAAGAGATAGTTCAGCACTTTTCTTTTTTTCTTCAAGATTAACGATATCGCTATTTAAATTAGCAATATTGTACTCTAGATTATCAATTGTACCATACTTTTTGTTTGTTTTTCTATTTTCAATAATTTGCAAAATGAGCAAAATTATTCCCACAATAGCTGGAACAATGAACATCCAGAAAGCACATAATAAACAAATAAACCATGTCTGAAGATACCATTTCTTTTTCATTAGTATATATCCCCCTTAAAAAGTTTTTATTAAAAAGCCATAGGCTATTTTAATCTTAATTCAATCAATTCTTTTTGATAACCAAGAATCCGAGCTGTCTGTTCTATAGTGCATTCCTGGTACTTTAAATATTCGCACAGCGTATCATCGGATATCAAAAATTCTACGGCAAATTTATTGGCTTCTATCTCCATCTTGTCTACAGACTGGTAAGTATTAGCTAGCAAAAACGGCGTATTTGACTTTGGATGTATAACAGCGTGTCCAAGCTCGTGAGCAACCGTAAACTGTCTTTGCACGCCTTCAAGGTTGCAATTAATGTGTATCTGCTTTTGACGTAGAACAAGATTGTAATATCCCCTGATAAGACCAAGCTCCTCGCTTAATAAGAGAATGTTTTTCGCTTGAATAATATCGAAAGGATTCTCTGTCTTATAATAGCGCTTTAAATAAGCGACTTCACCCCGTATATCCAATAAACTCACTTCCCCTGATTATCAGAACTTAAATATTTCTTTGGCATAAATTTCTTTGCATTGATTTTGGCTACTCGGATACTATGTTCAAGACTGGCTTTTAAAAGCTCTTTGGTCTCATCATCTAACGGGGCACCATCAAACATAAGAGCTCCTTGCTGTCCTTCTAAATCAGACAGGGTCTTTTCAAGGCGGCGGCTGATGTCTCGCTCATCTCTTGCGGTGAGTTCCGGGGCCATTTCTTTGGGTTCGTCTTTTCCAGTCATGAGATAATCCACGCTTACACCAAAATAATCAGCTATTTTTTTCATATTGTCACTTTTTGGAGTACTTCGCCCACGTTTCCAGTCGCTAAGCGTAGATTGTGTGACTCCTGTTTCTTTCGACACTTTGTAGGCCGTTACGCCATTCTTTTGTAATAATTGTTCAAAAATCTCATACATAATTGTCCACCTTTCACAAACCGCGGGCGATACTATGAAAAACCGAAAAATACTATTGACATTATCGGAAATGCATAGTATAGTATGAGCATACAAAGGAATTGCGTTGCAAAACCTTTGTATGCTGCGGAAATGTTATTTACTTCGTCTGGTAAACAAAGCATATCACATTTCCGTAGTATTTTCAATACTTATATTAAAGAAAGGTGGTGTGGTTTTGTACAAAAAATTTGCTGATTTGTTAGAGAAAAGTAACAAAACATCTTATCAAGTATCTAAAGAGACAGGAATCGCTCAATCTGTTCTATCTGACTGGAAAAATGGCCGTAGCAAACCAAAGTTTGACAAGTTGTTAATCCTGGCAAAGTATTTCGGCGTTCCGGTGGAGTACTTTGCGGATGAAGTGTCAATGGGAAAAGGAGGTGAGAGAAATGGGATTAAATGAAGTAAAGACCTGTGAACTGATGGAGGAACTGAGGGACCGGGAAGGTGTGGAGATAATCCAGGCAGAGCCTTACCAGCAAATGGATATATCGGTGGAAGGCCCTGCGGTGATTTTAATTGTCACTGATTAACCGATTTGTTGATAGCGATAGCTTCCCTTTATATAAGCAGCTAAATACTTACCATGTGAGGAAGCTGACATCAGTCCACTGTATATGGACTGCGGGACATCATAGTATGCGTATAAAGCCCCAGAGTTAAAACGCACATATAAAGTTGTCCCTTCGTATCCAATAGATGAAATGTTTGAAGATGATACTGGTGTCATATTCATAACGTGGTGCTCCTTTCTTTCGTACTCGGCTCTGGCAGGAGCCTGTAAGTACAGTATACCAAGGAGGGGGACCAAACGCAACGAGGGAGGCGGTACATATCAACACGACATGCAAGACCTGCCGGCATAGCCAGTGCCCGGAACGGACACGGTGGTATCCGTGCAAGGACTATGAAAGGATGGAGGATAAAAGCGATGGTGGAACCTTACAAGCCAATATACACAGTCAAGGAGGCGGCAGGCGTTCTCAGGGTTAATCCAAGTAAGGTGTATGAGCTTATCAGTACAAAAAAGCTCCCGTCTTTGCTCCTGGGCCAGCGGAAGATACGAGGGAGTGACCTGGAACGATTTATTATGACGTATCCGGTAGCCGAAATAGAGGAAGGAGGGACAAGCCAATGACAAAAGTAACTGAGTTAGCCATCCGCGCCAAAGCAGCGGTCCAGTATCCTGGGTGGCGTGTGGATTTTGTGGGGCCGGCCACCATAGCACTGACCCATGTCATGGGCAGGCAGCGGGTGATTGAGGTGCGGCACCGTAGGAGGCGTCGGGACGGCCCAATCATGAGGGCAGCTAAGTGGATTGTGCCGGCGGTTATCTGGCTGCTGGGGATGTGGATGGTAGCTATCGTGGTCATGGCGCTGGCCATGGGAATCAAATTTTGATGGGAGGTAAGGAAGGATGGCGGATAGGAAGTTAATCCATCAATTGTTGGATAAGGTCCTGGATGTACAGGAGCAGACAGGACATTATGCGAGTGTCGATTTTAGTAACTGCGGACATGACATATCGGTCTGGGTACAGCTGGGCGGCTGGTGTAAAGAAGCGAATTTTGATTTCAATGAGAGTTTTGATATAGACGAGGTGGGTAGCGATAGGTTCCGCGAGGCATTGGAGTACCTGGATGGATTGCTGCCAAAAAATATGGACCCCAGCGGCGGCAACCGCGGAGAGGTCCAATAACTAAAACACACACCCTTATTATAAGGGAGATATCGGAGGATTGCAAGGTGGAAATATCTAAAACTTATTATCCTAGCAGCCATGTAAAGATTACAGCACCATTTTTTACATTGGTATGCAGTTGTGGCCTGCGGCACTGGTCCCTGCTGGGCGAGATTACACCGTGCCCCAATTGTGGAAAGCTGATGGTGAGAGAAGGTGATGCAGATCCATGCACTACAAAGGGATAGGCCCTGAGGATGGGACCATTGTAAATGAGGGTGACGCATCCGCCTATGCCCTGGAGCGTTGTCTGGGCGGTACACTGGAAGAACAGAAAGAGTTCCGGAAGATGCTGGTGGAATGGTATTATTTCGGGAATTGGATTAAGGAGGAATGATTTATGGAACAGGTTGCAAATATTTTTGAGAACAATGCTCTGGCAACGCCACGCGGAACAATAGCGGATATGGTAGTAAGCCGTCAGGCCCAGGAAGTACAGGCGGCCATGGTGATTGCCAAGAAGTTCCCGCGAAATGAGTTTGAAAGTTTTAACCGCATTATGAAGGCTTGCCAACGTAAGGGTCTGGCAGAAAAATCCATGTATGAATATCCCCGCGGCGGCGAACGTGTGACTGGGCCATCCATCCGGCTGGCGGAGGCAATGGCGCAGAGCTGGGGGAATATTGATTTTGGAATCATTGAGCTGGAGCAAAGAAACGGGGAAAGCCAGGTTATGGCCTATGCCTGGGATTTGGAAACAAATACCCGACAGGCAAAGATTTTCTCTGTGCCGCATGTCAGGGAATCAAAAAAGAACGGCATTGTCCCCCTCACCGCGCCGCGAGACATTTACGAACAGGTAGCAAATTATGGAGCCCGCAGGCTCAGGGCGTGCATTCTGGGCGTTATCCCTGGGGATGTGATTGAGGCTGCTATTGCACAGTGTGGGAAAACGCTGGCGGGTGAGAATGGGGAGCCCCTGGAAGATACGGTCCGCGCGATTGCCGGCACGTTTGAAAGGGAATACGGCGTGACAGTAGCAATGTTGGAGAAGTTCATAGGATGCAAAATAGAGAGCTTTACCATGCAGAACCTGATCCGCCTGAAAAAAGTATACATGTCCCTGCGTGATGGTATGGCAGACCGTGAAGATTATTTTGATCTAGCGCCGGCTGTAGACGAATCCGAAATCAATAGGAATCCATTCGAGGGAAAGGAAGGGACTGGAAAGGACAAGAAGGGCAAAACAAAAAAGGCAGAGTCCCAGCCGCCGACAGTGGAAAAGCCTGCAAACGAAACTGACCAGAAAACAGGGCAGGCCCAGCCGCAGGATCTGGATCCGTCCTTCGTTCCGGATGAAACTCAGGAGCCGAGGTTTAAATAGGGGGAAGTTATGAAACTGACATCCGAGAATTATTACAGCCAGGAAGCCAATGAGCAGTACTTTTCAGTGTCCCAATACAAGGATTTTGTCAAATGTGAGGCAATGGCCCTGACAAAGATACGCGGGGAATACCAGCAGCCCATCACCAGGGCACTGCTGGTCGGTTCCTTTGTGGATTCCTACTTCGAGGGAACACTTCCACAATTTATGCAGGATAATCCAGAGCTGTTCACCCGGAAGAATGAACTGAAAAGCGAGTTCCGTAAGGCCAATGAAATTATCGGGCGTATAAAGGCCGACCCATTATTTATGCGGTTCATGAGCGGTGAGAAGCAGCGGATCATGACTTTTGAGCTGTTCGGAGTACTGTGGAAGATAAAAATGGACAGCTACTTGGAGGGTATCTGTATCACTGACTTAAAGGTGGTGGCGAACTTCAGGAGCCTGCCCTTGTGGCGGTACGACCTGCAGGGTGCCGTCTATCAGGCCGGGGTAGAAGCAGTAACTGGAGAGCACCTGCCGTTTTACCTGGCCGTGGCAACGAAGGAGCGTGTGACAGATCTGGATATCTTCCAGATCCCACAGTCCACTTTGGACTTGGCCCGCACGGAGATAACCCTGAACATGGAACACTTTAACGATGTGAAAAGCGGGCTGGTTCCGCCGCATTTTTGCGGTAGGTGTGATTATTGTAAATCTGTGAAAGCGGCGTCCATCCGCAATTACAATGAACTTTTGGAACTGTGAGGGAGGAGCACATGAAACTTGTAAAAATATTAAGTGACAGCGTCCAGATAAGGACAAACCTGTCAGAGTTCCGGGACATCCGCATCAATGACCTGCTGTCTGTGTCCGATGGGGAGGTGGACCTTGTGACCATGGTAACAGGACTGACCGACACTGATTCGGAGGAACGGATTGGAGAGGAAGATTTCCTGGGAGAGATAACCGGGATTAAGAGTATTGACTGTACCATCATCGGCAGCCTTAAGGATGGGCGTTTCTTAAAGGCCATAGACGCATACCCAACAACGAATGTCAGTATCTGCCGTATCGGGATTAGGGAATTTGAGGATATGCTGGGTCGTGGCCGGGGAGGGTTCCGCATTGGCACCTATGCTGCTTACTCCTGTGACGCGGTTGTGGATGGCAATAAGTTTTTCCAGCGCCATTCCTGTATTGTGGGGAATACCGGCGCCGGCAAGTCAGAGACAGTGGCAAAGATACTGTAGGAGACAGCAAAGCTCCCGGGGGCTAACCTGGTTGTGTTTGATATCCATGGGGAGTATAGCCAGTTGTCGTATGCCTCCAATATCCGTATTGGAGAGGACTTTCCATTTCCCATTTGGATGTTTGGGTTTAACGACATTGTGGCTAATATCCTTAAAATCCGCGAGGAGAGCGCCACCACGGTGATGACAGCGCTCCGCAAGGCATATTACCGGGTGTGCCCGGATGGAAAAGAAAATAAGCCGGTATATTTCAGCTATCAAAGATTAATAGATGAAATGGAAAGCCTGGATAATCATGTGGTCACGACAGGAGAGGTTTACAAAACCGGGGATAAGGCTGGGATGGCCAAAACCACTAAGGGGGAGTACAACGGAAAGCTTACCAGTACCGTGAACCTGTTAAAGGATCGGATGATGGACAGCCGGTACAGCTTCTTGTTCGAGGAGAAGTTACAGAGCTATCTCTATGAAGTAATGGAGGCAGTGTTGGGAACGGATAAGCCGGTAAAAAACATTGACCTGTCCGGTGTGCCGCACGATGTAGCTCTTCCTATCATAGGGGTTATCTCCAGATTAATATTTGATATCCAGCGCCAGCAGGACATGGACAGCATACGGCCGGTTACTATCGTGTGTGACGAAGCCCATGTTTACATTCCGGACAACTTCCAGCTGACGGCCAGCCAACGAAGGATGGTAGAAGTATTTGAGGATATTGCAAAGGAAGGGCGCAAGTTCGGAATTACCCTGTTTCCCGCCACTCAGAGGCCATCAGAGCTGAATAAGACCATTGTTTCCCAGTGCGCCAACATGATTATCGGAAAGCTAAACAATGAGAATGACAAGGCTCTGATTAAAGGGATGCTGCCGGATGGGGACGACAAGATAATTGATTCCGTCACGATGTTTAATCCAGGCGAGGTCCTGATTGTCGGGGATGCTGTCCCAATACCACTCAAAATCAAAGTGGAGCTGGCAAGGGAGCGTCCTGTTTCAAGGACAATTGATTTCTGGGATGTTTGGAGTCAGGAACAGGAAAGGGACTATGATATCGCGGGATTGGTTGATAGATATATGTAAAAGAGGAGGTGATTAAGTGGCAATTACATTTGACAACATTGCTGGAGGAGAGCTGGCCGAAAAGTTTACAATGGCCCTGACCCAGATAGGACGGAACATCCTGGACCCAAACATGGATCCGGAAGCAGCCAGAGGAATGACGATCAATATTAATTTTAAGCCCAAGTCAAGCGGAGTGATTGATATTAAATTTGATGTCAAAACCAAGCTGGCAGGATTCCAAAAGTCAGAAACAGTATTTCTTATCGGCCAGGATGCAAAATCAGGCCGAATAGAGATATCCGAGTATGGCAGCAACCATGCCCAGATTACATCTGTTGCTGCGGTGCCAGCGGCGGCCTATACAGAAGTACGGCAGTCGGCACAGACATTTGACCCGGAAACGGGAGAGATTTACGAGGAACCCCGCAAAGGCCCGATTGACTTAAGGGCAGCGGCTAACCAATAAAAAGAAAAGGAGATAGGAAAGATGATGGAAGGATTAAAAGCAGCATTGGAGCATGTGGAGGAACTGGCACGGGAAAACGAAAAAACAGAGGTCATTGAGATATGTGGCAAGACCTATGCCAACAAGAGCTTGAGACGCTATGATTCACCAGAGAGGGCCGAAGCAATTGAAACCCATAGCCTGTCATCCATGGTGGATTATATAGGCAGCTGCAGCCAGGAGTTCCCGGAAGGTAGGGATATGATTATACATATCATGGGGCCGAAGCGAGTGCGATTGATGTCTGCCCTGGATGCAGAGCGTAACAGGGAGTGCCTGATTGAGGTGGGTGCTGTGACTTCCGAGTTCCAGTTTGGTCACTGGTACGACCAGGAGCGATTTATGATTGAGATACAGGCCAACTTTGAACCCAGCCCTGACCTGGAATTAATCATGAAGGTGGCCGGGAACGTGGAAAGGAAGAATAATCAGTCTTATTCGGATGATGGCGTGTCCCAGGTTGCGACCATGACTGTTGGCGTAGCGGCTAAGGCGGATGTGATAGTCCCCAATCCGGTGACGCTGATACCTTACCGCACATTCCAGGAGGTGGATCAGCCTGCCAGCAAGTTTGTATTCCGGATTGGTGATAAAGATGAACCGGCCTTTATGATTGTAGAGGCCGAAAACGGCATCTGGAAGAATGAGGCGGTATCCAACATCAAGAAATACTTTGCAGATGCTATCATGGAAATGCCTGAGGTAATCAGCAGCCGAATTACAATCATCGGATAATTCAGTGCTTTATACTCCGGACAAATATAATATGTCACGGTATTAAATGCCGGAGGTGTCCACGGGGCGGCAAACCTGTACTTTCTGACCGCCGCTCCGTCCCCTTTCAAAAAAAGAAAGGAAATGCAACATGGCAGGCAAGGCAAAGAAGAAACTTGATTACGCCGGCTGGTCAGTTGACATATTCGATAGTGATACAAAAATTGATAAGCTCCTGGACGCACAGGGATGGGTAGGATTTTCCGTTTATTTTTATCTCTGTCAAAGGGCATTTGGGAGTGAAGGATATTTTTACCGATGGGGCTTTGACGATTGTGCATCGACCGCCAGGAAGATGGGCTGCGGCATTGGTTCCGGTACTATCCGCGAGGTAGTGGGCTACTGCTTACAAATAAATCTCTTTGATAAAAGGGTATTTGATAGGTGGGAGGTCTTAACCAGTAAAGGTATCCAAAGAAGTTACTGGACAGTTGCTTCTGGACGAAGGGACAGGACGGTATATAAAGAATTATGGCTTTTGCAAAAAGAAGAATGCAAAGGTGTGATTTTTGTACCCTTTTTTAAGGATATGTCGGAGACAAATGACCATTCGCAGGCTACAAATGGTGATATGTCGGATACAAATGACCCTGTAGTAAAGGAAAGTAAAGTAAAAGGTAATAAAGAAAAGAGTGCTGCGCCTCCTGCGGAGCCGGCAGCGTTCTCTCCGGAATCATTTGAAATGCAATGTGTTGACCGGTTGATTGCATCGGTCCTTGAGCAGATGCCAGGGGCTAAGGTGCCAACCAACGAGCGTGACCGGCAGAAATGGGCAGCAGAGGTTGAGAAGATGCAACGCATTGATAAGCGGAGCAGGGAGCAAGTATCCCGGGCTCTTGATTATGCCATTAAAAGCACGTTCTGGAGGACCAATATTAGGAGCACGGCAAAGTTCCGGGAAAAGTTTGAGACCATTTATATGCAGAGTATGGACCGGATGCAGAGGGCTGGAAAACCGGTCCCCAAAAACCAGTTCCACAATTTCGACCAACGAAATGTTGACTATGACGCTCTGGTGTTACAGCGGGTAAAGGAATGGGCGGGGGAAGGAGAAGGGAATGAAGGAAATCCATCAGAAGATACTTGATTTTGTGACAGGCTACCTGCTGGAATGTGGCTACCCTCCTACCAATAGGGAAATTGCAGATGGAGTCGGTTATGCATCCACCTCAACGATATTTAACCACATGCGGGATATGCGGGAAGCAGGATTGATAAATTACATTGACGAATGCCCCAGGACCATAACAGTCCCTGGGTACAGATATATGAAAGTTAAGGGAAGGAGGGGCCACGATGGAGGAGTTAACAACCAATATGGAGGAAACGGCGCCGGTACAACCAGCAGAAATAAAGTGGTATAAGAGTGTCAGCTATGAGGATGCCAAGGTATTTATAAAATCCAATATCACGTCGGCGGCCAGGAGCTTTATTGCTATAGGGTATTATCTTAAGCTGGTCCGGGACAAAGAGATGTACCGGGAAGATGGTCATGAAACCATCTGGGATTTTGCTAAGGCCGAGTATGGCATCAGCCAGTCTACGGCCAGCCGATACATGTCCATGAATGACCGGTTTTCCAAGGAAGGAAACAGCCCTATCATAAGGGATGAATACAAGGAATTTGGTAAGAGCCAGTTACAAGAGATGCTGTCTCTTACGGACGAGCAGATGGAGCGGGTATCGCCATCGGACCGCGTAGAGGATATCAGAAACATGCGCAAACCAAAGGAAATTCCGTATGTACATATCCCAGGCCAGGTAGAGCTGACAGATTTCCCGGGTGTGGAACCGGAGGATGTGGCTGCATCAGTCCAGGCCAGGGAAGAGATTGCATCCAGACAGCCAGAGAAACAGACCTATACAATATCCGCGGCGGACCTGCTACCGGATCCAGGACAACAGAAAACGGAAGAATCCATTGCGATATCGCAACAGGAAAAGCCGATACCAGAACCGCGGTCAGAAGTGCCGCATGAACCGGAGAAGTCCGGGAAGTGCATCCACCGGCCAGAATTTGACTGCACCATGGAGGAAGCTCAGAAGCTTATCCCTGGTACGGGTGAGGATTGTGGATGTAAATGTTGTTGGGAGTGTGTCAAACATGGGAATTGTGAGTGGGAGTGCAACAGCTCAGAGCGGCGTCCGGCCCAGGAACCACAGCAACCCGCTGCGAAAGAGCAGCAGAATGAGGAGATCTGCTGCGAAAATGAAAACCAAGAAGAAACAGCGGAAGCAGAAAACGAACCCTCAGATGTGGATCTACTCCGGGGGATGTTAGAAAAAGAAAAGGAATTCCTGGATGAAATGATAAAGGTTGATAAGGTGGAACCTCTTCCGCCGAAGTTGCTCCGGAAGAAAAAGATACTGGTGGCAGCTCTTGCGGGTATGCTGTGTAATCTGGAAGAACCGGAGCCAGAAGAAGCCAAACAGCCAGCGCTTCCGGTCATGAAGAACAATGACCAGCGTAAGGCATGGCTGAGGGATTACCAGTCCTGGGGCCTGTGGTATACGGATGAGCATATCGGGGCCAGGTATTACAAGTATGATTTTGAGAATGGGGCGAGGCTGATCGCAGAGGAGTATAGCAATTATAACAAGTATAACAAGTTTACCGGGGAGGATTATACATCCTCTTACCTGCATCTGGTAGGAGGTTCGGAGCCGACAAAGCATCCGAAGTATGGATACGGTAAGTGGAACAGACATGAGACGTATAACCGGCATCCGGACAGTGAAACGGAATTGGTTGAGTTTCTGAAGGAGATCCAGAAAGAGAAAAAAGGATGATGGAGTTTAGCATAAGGAGGAACAAATGACAGTGAGTGAGCATATACGAGAATCGGATGATGTAGAAATGTCTGTGGCCATTGCTTTCTGCATTGTGGAGTATCTGCAACAGTCAGACATAATCAAGGCAATATCCATGGATGATAAAACGGAAATGATATCTGGAATAGCCGATGATGTGATGGATTGGCTGGCAGGTGATTGGGAAAATAACACGGAGGAAAAAACAATATGTTAAATCGAAATTTGAATGATTAAGGTAGGAGTTAATTAAAGAATGAGCTTGACACATTTAAGTTTGTTTACAGGTATCGGAGGATTGGATTTAGCAGCAGAGTGGGCAGGGATTGAGACAGTAGGACAATGTGAGTTTGCGGATTATCCCACAAAAGTACTGGAAAAGCATTGGCCGGAAGTACCACGCTGGAGGGACATAAGAACATTAACAGGAGAGAGCTTTTATGAGCGGACAGGATTACATACAGTTGACGTTATTTCAGGAGGATTCCCCTGCCAGCCATTCTCTGTTGCCGGGAAGCGGCGAGGCGAGGAAGATGACCGTTACCTCTGGCCAGAAATGGTTAGGGTTATCGAGGAACTCAGGCCGACTTGGGTTGTTGGAGAAAATGTTGCTGGAATCATCAATATGGCACTCGACACAGTGCTTTCTGACTTGGAGAGCCAAGGATACGCCACACGGGCATTTCTTATACCAGCTGCAGGTGTCAATGCCCCGCACCAGCGATACAGGACAGCGATTGTGGCCTACTCCAAAGGCTGCTATTCGGGGGGACTGCCCGTCAGAAAGGAAACGAAGAAGTCCGGATTTGTCAGCGGCAGTGAGGATGTTTCCAACACCGACTGCACAGGACTTCAAACATCGAGGGCCAAACAGCAGGCAACAGGGGCTTCCAGAAATGGTGAGGATGTTCCCAACCCCAACCGCATCAGATACAGCAGACAGGATACCAGGGAATCCGATTGTAACGATACATGGGACGATAAGACATCGAAACAGGGCTGGAGGACAAAGCCAAATGACCTTGTCACAGGTTGCCAAGATGTATCCGACTCCTACGGCACAGGATGCAAGGAACTCTACTTTCCCGGAATCACAGATAGAGAGAGATTCACTGGTGGGGGAACTGATGAGGGAGTGGTATGCAACACCGCAGGCCAGGGACTATCGGACAGGTCAAGCAAAAAGGTGGAAGAATTCAGAGCGGAGCAGGAATCTGAACGACCAAATTGCCGCAGGGGAGAACCGGAGGAAGGTGAGGGATATATGAATATAGGTGATTCTGTAATTATGAATGAAAAATATGTTGTAGCAGAAAAGAACCAGGGGAAAGTTTTTACAGTCAGAAGTCAGCCTTTTGATATTTGCGGAACACAGTGTGTCATGTTGGAAGGTTACAGCGGTGGGTATGCCGTGGACGGACTCACGGTGGTAGGAAAACGTATATCTGGGCGAGAAGCTGTTGCCCAGTTATTCCGTTAAACTGACATTTAAGAAAGAAGGTAATGCATGGATTTTTATAACTGTCCTTATGTTGTAGTTATCCCATTTCGTAGCGGGAACGAGTATGATGAGGATTATGGGTGTGGGGCAACAGGTGAGAGTTGCCAATGTTGTCAGTGCAAATTAACACCAGTAGAATGCGAACAGTTATTCAGAAACAGGAAATTAACATTTTCGGAAGGAGAAGTTATGACAATAAAGGATTACAACACGATTTTATATCCGAGGATTAGCTGCGCTACAGTGTTTGTTAATGGAATCGAACATGCGATGCAAAAGACTGATAATCCAGACGAGACACGGAAACAACTTGCCTGTATCGGTTGGTCTGATGAATGTAAAGAAACTATTTTGGCGGCACTTGAGTGCTATAAAGAAATATTACTACAACAGGTAAACTGACATTTTCGATACGAAGGAGGTACCTGATTGAGAAAGAAAGCAGACAGTAAGCAGGCCAAGGCCAACAAGGTCCTGCGGGCATCAGCTGTAGCGGCTTTGGCGGAATCAGCCATCCGGGAGCCGCCGCCGGATACATGGTCTGTCAGGATGCCGGCTTATGCATACACCAGCCTGTGCCCGGTTCCAGAGCTGCGCCGGCCGCCGAAGGGAGTGATACGGTATTATGAGACAGTGCTACATAGACAACGGGCGCCGCGGGTGTGACGGACAGCGAACCAACAAGGGCAGGATACGGTACGGGTGCTGGGCGTGCCCGTACCTGGATGCGGGAGGAGGTGATACCGGTGAAACAGACGGAAGCATTGGAGGAAGTGGCCAGGCTGGCCGCAAGGGAGGCCCTTAAGGAGCATGAGAAGCAACTCCGGAGGGAAAAGAGAATAAAGGTATTCCAGAACACCAAGAAGCTGATGGAGAATTATAACCGCATCTGTCAGAGCGTGGAGGAGGGAGTGGCAGAACTGTCCGACATGGATAATGGCGATGAACTGGAGGAGTTCACAGAGGAAGATATCTTTATCAACAGTATCCTCAAGAGCAAGCTCCGGAGTATTGTCATGATAGGACACATAGACAAGTGCTTGAAGCTCCTGGAGGATGAGGAGTGTCGGAAGAATACGCATGAGAAGTATCTGGCATTCAAGTATTTCTATCTGGATGGGATGACATACGAAAGTATTGCAGAGATTTACGGATATGGGGAGCGGACAGCCAGGCGGTGGATAACGGAACTTACGGGGATTCTTAGTGTATATCTCTTTGGGGCTGATGCCCTCATGCTGGATTAGATACTTGACAGGAGCGTGTTAAAATCGTGTCCTTGTCATGTCCGTTTGGATGATTTATAATTGTAATATGCAGAATTGGATGAAGCGGAAAGCTGATTGATTTTGCACCCTCCCCCACAAATAGCGGCTACCAGGCGTTACAGCCTGGTGGCCGACTCAAACAAATATATTTGACATTGTGTTTTCTCCCTTAGGGCCTTCACGGATATGTGAGGGCTCTTTCCCTGTACAGAAAGAAGGTGAGCCAGATGGCATTAACGCCAAAACAGAAGATATTTGCAGATGAATACCTGATAGACCTTAATGCCACCAGGGCTTACAAGGTTGCGTATCCGAAGGTTAAGAAGGATAATGTGGCAAAGGCTGCAGGAAGTAGATTGTTAACTAATGTTAATGTTGCGACCTATATTGATGAACGCATGAAGGAACGTGAGAAGCGCACAGAGATTACGCAGGACATGGTTCTTAAGGAGCTGGCGAAGTTGGGGTTCTTTGACATCAGGAAGTTGTTTGACAGTAATGGAAAACCAGTGGATATATCGATGCTTGATGATGACACGGCTGCCTGTATTGCAGGGCTGGAAGTGGTGGATTATTTCGAAGGGGCAGGAGAGGATAGGGAGTTCGCAGGATATGTCAAGAAATATAAACTGTCCGATAAGCTTAAGGCCCTGGAGATGCTTGGCAGGCACCTGGGCATGTTTAAGGACAAGCTGGAGCTGTCCGGTGGGCTTGACACCGAGAAAACCAAACTGGATGACCTTCTTGAGCAGATGCGTGGTGGTGGCTAATGAGTGTGGAGAGATTGCTACTATCGGATAAGTACAAGGCGTTCCTGCGCTGTGATGCGCCGGTGGAGTTCCTGGAGGGTACCACGGCAGCCGGAAAGACTACAGTAGGGTTGTTTAAATTCATGCTCAAGGTAGCCGAATCGCCCAAAAAGCTGCACATCCTGGCTGCGGATGATACAGGCGCCGCTGAAAAGAACATCATCCAGAAGGACCTGGGCATCCTGGATGACTTCGGCGTACTGGTGGAGTACAAAGGCAACGGCGGCGGTGGATATAACATGCCTCACATCCTCTTCCACACATCCGGCGGCGATAAGATTATCTTTGTTGTCGGCTGCGGCAACAAGCGCAAGTGGAAGGATGCACTGGGCGGCCAGTACGGATGCTTGTACATTGATGAGATTAACACGGCAGACATTGAGTTTGTGCGTGAGGCCGCTATGAGAAGCGATTACCTGATGGCCACGCTCAACCCGGATGACCCGGGCCTGGATGTGTATAAGGAGTATATCAACTGTTCCAGGCCACTGCCTGAGTGGAGAGATGAAACACCAAAAGAGATAATGGATGAATTACAGGAGGAACCAAAACCCGGCTGGGTGCATTGGTTCTTTTCTTTTGTCCATAACCTGGGCCTGAGTAAGGAGAAGCTGGACCAGATTATGACGAACACGCCCAAAGGAACGAAAATCTGGAAGAATAAGATTCAAGGCCTGCGTGGTAAGGCAACCGGCCTTATTTTCTCCAACTTTGAGCGGTCTAAGCATGTCGTCGCAGTCCAGCAGGCCAAAACACTGAAATTCAAGAAGTTCACAGCAGCCCTGGATACGTCCTATTCTAGCAAGTCCCCGGATACCATAGCCATGATATTTCAGGGGATTACGGATGACCGGAAGCTTGTCACTCTGGCTGAGAAGGTCTATAACAACGCCAAACTGGATGTCCCGCTGGCCCCCAGTGATACAGCGGTTAAGTTTGTGTCTTTCCTGGAGCAGTGCCGCAGGGACTGGGGTTTTGCCAAGGATGTGTATATAGACAATGCGGACCAGGCAACCATCACAGAGCTACGCAAGTATAGGCGGCTTAAAGGCTGCCTGTATAATTTTTATGATTCATATAAGCGACCGGAGGTTCTGGACCGTATCAACCTGCAGCTGGGCTGGATACAACAGGGCTGTTACCTGGTGGTGGATACCTGCGTAGAACATCTATCCGAACTGGATCGGTACAGCTGGGATGACGAGAAGGACAAGCCGGAGGACAGGAACGACCATACCATTAATGCCAATCAGTATGCCTGGATACCATACCGGAACCTGATTGGATTCGAGGAGGCTGAGAAGAAATGAGGTGGCTGAACAACATGAATGAGACTATCAAGCGGGGCATTCGTACCTGGCTGAACGTGGTACCGGCCAGCGGGAACTGCATCCAGATTAACGAGGTCCTGGACTTCGAGACCAATGCCATCCGAAATCGCATCTGGTACCGTGGTGATGGTAACGAGCTGGAGCAGATGTACCAGCAGGCTCCAGAGTACGCTGACAGATACAAGTTCTGGGCCAGCAAATGCACCCCGGGTATGGAGATGCGCAAGATACATACCGGTCTGCCTGGGCTGATTATCCGCATCCTGTCAGGCATTGTCCTGGATGACATGAATGATTTTGATTTTGCAGGTAACGACCAGCAGCGGCAGCTGTGGGAGGACATTGCAAAGGATAATAAGTTCACCCGTAAAATGGAGAAGGCTTTGAAGGAGGTCCTGTACATCGGGGATGGGGCCTTTAAGGTCACGATTGATACGACTGTCAGCGAGTACCCTATTCTTGAGTGGTACCCTGGGGAGCGGGTTGAGATTGTCCGAAACCGGGACCGGGTGAAGGAAGTTGTTTTCAAGACCCCCTACAAATCCGGTTATCAGCAGTATGTCCTGTATGAGCACTATGGATATGGCTACATCAAGAATGAGCTATGCAAGGGGAATACACAGGTGTCCCTGGACGCCATCGATGCCACCAAGGGCATAAAGGATACGAAGTTTGATGATACAGTCATGCTGGCCGTGCCCTTGCAGGTCTATGAGTCCACCAAGTATGAAGGACGCGGTGGTAGTATTTTTGATGGTAAGCTGGACAGTTTTGATGCCTTTGACGAGGCCTGGTCCCAGTGGATGGATGCGCTGCGTGCTGGTCGGGCCAAGACGTACATACCGGACTGCCTGGTGCCACACGACCCGGAGACAGGGAAGGTCATCCGGCCGAACCCATTTGACGACCGATATTTTGCTTCTGATAATGATATGTCAGAGAATGCAGATAACAAGGTCAATGTGGTGCAGCCAACTATCCCCCACGATAGTTATCTGGCGTCCTATTGTACAGCTTTGGACCTGTGCCTGCAGGGCGTTATCAGCCCATCCACTCTGGGGATTGATGTCAAGAAGCTGGACAACGCCGAAGCGCAGCGCGAGAAGGAGAAGGCTACCTTATACACCCGGAATGCCATCGTGGAGGCCTTGCAGGAGACTCTTCCGGAGCTGGTCAGCGCAGCAATCAACGCCTATAACTTTCTGCATGGAAAGGCTGCGGAGGAGGTCAAGGTGGATATCCCCTTTGGCGAGTACGCCAACCCATCCTTTGAGAGCCTGGTGGAGACACTGGCCAAGGCCCGGCCTGGCGCCCCAATGATGAGCGTTGAGGCCCAGGTAGAGGAGTTGTATGGGGATACCAAGGACGAGAAGTGGAAGCAGGAGGAGACAGCACGGCTGAAAGAGGAGCAGGGGATTGCGAAAGTGGAAGAACCCGGAATCAATACGGCTGCTGGCAGTTTTCGACTTAACATGAAGGGAGGAAAACCAGATGAAGGTCAAGGTAATGAACCGTCTGTATCAGATGAACCAGAAGGAGTACCAGGGTCTGCTACGGGTGGCAGGGGAGCAGGTGCCGCTGGGAATCTACGCCATTGAGAAACAGGGATACGCAGAGCTGCGTTGTGATAAGTGTAACAGTGTGACACAGCTAAAGGACCTGACGCGCCAGTTCAAGGGGCAGGGATTCAAGGTATACGCAAACGGGAGGTGAGTGATGTGGTTTTACCAGAGGGTTTTATCCCTATATTCAAGGAGTACTGCAGTCATTGCTATGAATTTGAACCGGAGGTTGAACAGGAAATCATATGTGACGCTTCTGGATTTAAGAAATGCATCAATTCCATAGGATGTGTGCATGGCGGTAGATGTGCGGAGATGTTTGAGCGTATAAAGGTTGTGAGTAAATGACGGAATACGATATCGGCGCCGCCTTCCAGGCCATTGAAAAGGAGCTCATGGCATCCATGATACGGAACATGGACCGGCATCGGGCGGAAGAGACCAAGGAAGGGATTGAGTGGTCCATGTGGCAGACCGAACAGATGAAGGCCCTGGAGAAGTATAAGAAGGATAACCAAAAGCGATACCGAAAGCAGTTCCAGGACCTTAACAAGGAAATGGGTGAACTGATACGGATATCCAGGCAAAAAGGTAACATGCAGCAGGAAATCCAGATACTGAACGCCATCCGCAAAGGATTTCCAGCCAGGAAAATCAGCAAAGGTGCCACCGCCGAGTTTTTTAAACTGAATGACCGTAAGCTGGAAGCCCTTATCCAGGCGACAACCAATGATATGCAGAAGGCAGAAACAGCGGTCCTGCGCAAGGCTAATGATGATTACAGGAAGGCCATCTTTAATGCCCAGGTATACGCCAATTCCGGCGCCGGCACCTACGAGAAAGCCGTTGATATGGCTACCAAGGACATGCTTTCCCGGGGGCTTAATTGTGTGGAGTATGCCAATGGTGCCCGTCATACCCTGGCAGATTATGCTGACATGGCCATCCGGACGGCATCCAAGCGGGCGTATCTGCAAGGAGAAGGAGAGAAGCGTCAAGAATGGGGGATTACTACCGTGATTGTCAACAAGCGCGGGAACCCGTGTCCGAAGTGCCTGCCATTTGTTGGCAAGGTCCTGATTGATGATGTGTGGTCAGGTGGAAAGAAATCCGATGGGCTGTACCCGCTGATGAGCCAAGCTATAGCAGCCGGTCTATATCATCCACGTTGCAAGGACAGCCACACAACATACTTCCCTGGAATCTCCACTGCGGACGACACCTGGACCAAGGAGGAACTGGATGCCGTTGAACGGGCAAATCAGAAGGAGACAAAGCGGCAGTATGCAGAGCGTCAGGCTGAAAAGTTCAGGCGGCTGGTAGCTTATTCGCTGGACAAAGAAAATCAGGAACGGTATATGGCAAAGAGAGAAGAATGGGGAACTATTGCAAAAGATACAGAACCTGATATAATAAAGCCAATAGATACAGAAGAGGAAATACAGGTGCATCCAGTCGGAAAGATAGACAAAGAGATATATAAGTGTATTACGGAAGACATAGTCACAGACGAAGTTATTATAACAGATGAGCGTATCGGTCATATTAAAGAACGCCATCCAAATGATTACGAAAAATACTGTGAGTATTTGAAACTAATTGTGGAGGAACCGGACTATATTGTTGAAACAAAGAAACCCAACACAGCGTTAATCCTAAAAGAAATAAAGGAATCTAACGAACGGCAGTTTAAAACTGTGCTTAGATTGACAACATCAACGGATAATCCAGGATTTAAGAATTCCATCATAACATTTATGAAAATAGATGAAAAGGAATGGAATAGATTGCTTAGAAATAAGCTAATCCTTTACAAAAAGGAATAAAAATGATACAATGTCCCGTCTTTAACACTTAAAAAAGTGCAAAATGGCGTAACCCCTTGATTTTCCTGGGATTGCGCCATTTTTCCGTGATTATGGATGTTGTATGGAAAGTCTATTTTGAAATTTTTTTGATTTTTTTATTCAGTTCTTTGGGCTGGTAGTATTTTTTGTCCAGGCCAAGGCCGAAAACAGCATTTAAAGCAGTACAAACCTGCGAATTGTTGTAAGTTGACATATAACACATATCTTCTATGTTTGTTACTTCCATGTTGTTCAGGGTTTCGATGATATTTTCAATGGTAAAGTGTGTTCCATATCGATCCAGTTTTACTTCCAACAACCGGTAAATGAGCAGGGCAGTATAACAGATCATGAAATGAGCGACAATGCGCCTTGGCTTTTGATGGTATATCGGATGAGCAGAGAGGTTTGTCTTCATTACCCTGAAACAGTCCTCGATCTTATATCTGTTGGAACTGATTTCCATGATGTCTTTTGCAGGGTCATCAAGATTTGTGGCCACGGCATAATAACCATCATATTTTTCTTCTTCCTCTATGATGCTTTGGTTCAGTTCGTACTGGTCTGTTACTTTTTCACCAGATTTTGTGGAAGAAGTACGCTTGATAAAACGGGTGACATCATGGGGGCCCTTTTTGTAGGTATCCGGATCAAGGGTAGCAAGCATCTTTTTTGCCCGTTCAATCTGTCGGTTACGGATATGGCGCTGGTATTCCATCATTTTTCTGGAAAAGGTAATGATAACCTTCTGCTTTACCATAGCTTTTGCCTTTACTGTTTTTGTCCTGCCGTTCTTGAGTGTTTTTTCTTCATAGAGTCCCAAATCAAAAGCGTTGTCCGCCTGCAGAATCTTGTAAGCCCTGTCGTTATACAATCCTTTATTCTTTTGGTCGAACCGGTCAAACGATTTCATGTCCGCGATGGTTACAGGTGCGTCGGATGAAAGGAGCTTATAGCCATAGTCATTAAAGGCAGCTTTTTTTAATGTGCCGGACAGCTTCTTTATGGACTGGGTAACAATGAAAGCGCGTCCGCCCATGGAATTGAAGTTTCTTATGTTCAGGGAGCCAAGGCCTGCATCTGCACAATAGATGAATTTTTTTCCTTTGAACATCCGGGTAAGTTTTTTCTCGAGGGGGATGGCTGTAGTCTGTTCGTTATCGGACCCGGAAGTGATGCACATGGAAAGTGGGATGCCATCGCTGTCCATGAACAGCCCCATTTCCACGATCGGGTTAGGGCGGTGTTCTTTTGAGGGGCCATATTTACGCAGGCCTTTAATGGTTTCTCCTGTAACTTCATCTACGTAATCATCATCTTCGGTTTCAATTTCGAAATAATAATTGCTGCAGTCATAAAAGCAGACAGACGTGTCCCGCTTCACGATATTTGTGCTTTTTTCAAACAGATGGGTGATGTATTCATCATAATGTTCCTCCATGATATCCATGGTTCGCATGATATGCATATAATCAAATCCGGGCTGTTCGTAAAAATCGGTCAGGTGCTGATACGTGCCGAGTTTAGAATCCGGATGGAGGATACGGGCACAAGTAAGGAACCTGTTTACCAGATTTGGGTCAAAGGTTATCTTTGAATTGGCAGCTGCATCATGAAAAAAAGAGCGGATCTCCAGGTCATGGTAAAGCTGCTGGAGAAAGAAATAGCCAATGTTAAGCTGTCTGCTGGAAGAAACGGCAGCATTGTGGGCTTTAAGTTTTTCGGCAAAGTTGATTTTGAGTTCTAAAGAAACCTGGTTATTCTTTTTAGCCTCCTCATTATATTTAGCGACCTGTTCCTTTGCATAGGAGAGAGGGTCGTCGGTTATCTTCAGAAGTTGAGAATGTCTGCCGATTCTTGCAATATTTTTTGTTGTTGTCTTTTTGCCGTTCCTGATTCCCATCTGAACGAAATAGGTTGGGTCTTTTGATTTTCTGTCATACCAAAGTTTCATACCTTTCATTATATCATAGTTTCACGTGAAACACAACACCATACAACATTAAATTTTTATAAATTTGACACAAAAAAAGCCACAGTTATGCGGTTTTTGCGATATTATTTAATTGGCAAGTGTTAAAGACCCGTGCTTAGATTGACAACATCAACGGATAATCCAGGATTTAAGAATTCCATCATAACATTTATGAAAATAGATGAAAAGGAATGGAATAGATTGCTTAGAAATAAGCTAATCCTTTACAAAAAGGAATAAAAATGATACAATGTGAGTAACATAAAAGAGAAGTTATCTGAGGTGGAAGATTTCGTACCCGTCCACACGCCGATGGTTTGACAGGGGAAACCCGAGAGATGCAGGAGCATGGTACGCCTGCCAGATAACTTCTTGATTATGTGAATTTATAGAATTTTAATACCACCAGTCAATAAGGCCGGTGGTATTTTATTTGTTGCGATATCGCAACGGAAGCACGCGGGATTATCCTGGGTGCTATTTTTATGCCCAAACACGAGCATGGCTTTAAACTGCTGCGTGGCCAGTGACACTGATGACAATGGATGAAACGAAAATCACAGGGTGACACCCTTAAAATGGAGGTATTGACGATGAGAGACATGTTACCAATGAACTTACAGTTATTTGCAGAGCCCGCAGGCGGCGAGGGAGGGGGAGGGGCACAGACCCAGCAGCAGGGAACCCAGGCCAGCCAGCAGGCGGCATCCCCTACAATTGATTATGCCAAAATCCAGCAGATGCTGGAGGGAACCCTGGCAGCTAAGGAGGACACGGCCCTGAAAGCCTACTTCAAGCAGCAGGGACTCAGCCAAGAAGAAGTAGAGCAGGCGATTGCTGCATTCAAGCAGCAGAAGGCGGCATCGCAACCAGATGTGGCTGCGTTACAGCAGCAGGCCACTCAAGCCCAGGCCCTCGCCCAACAGGCACAGATGCAGGCCGTGGCAACCATGGCAGCGGTATCCCTGGGAATTGACGCCAAGACAATCCCTTATGTCCTCAAGATGGCTGATTTAGGTCATGTCATGGGACAGGATGGGAAAATCAATGATGAGGCACTTAAGGCAGCCCTGAACAAGGTGCTGGAGGACGTGCCGGCACTGAAACCCCAGATACCAGGATCCACCGGATTCATCCAGGTGGGCGCAGCCAGCGGGCAGCAACAGACCCAGACAACAGATGACGCCCTTAAAAAGGCGTTCGGACTCTAAAGAAAGAGAGGATTAAGAAATGGCAGTATATGATTATGCAACAACCTTCACCCAGCTCCTGCAGCAGAAATATGCAAAGGAGTTGTGCTCTGATGCACTGACACAGAGTAACCAGCAGGTGAAATTCATTAACGCCCAGACCATCAAGCTTCCGAGGATGGCAGTGACCGGATACAAAGACCATACCCGGACACCAGGCTTTAACTCAGGAACGCTCAGTAATGACTGGGAGGCAAAGAAACTGGAACACGACAGGGATGTGGAGTTCTGGATTGACCCCATGGACATTGACGAAACAAACTTGACCTTATCCGTAGCAAACATACAGAACACCTTTGAGACCGAACAGGCTATCCCGGAAAAAGATTCCTATCGTTATTCCAAACTTCATGCAGAACTGACCACTTATTCTGGTCGTATCAGTACTGATGTCATCACGGCAGCCAATTTCTTGGAAGCTTTTGATGAGGAGATGGCGAGAATGGATGAGGCTGGCGTCCCGGAAGAAGGGAGAATGCTGTATGTCACCCCAACCATGAATAAGATTGTGAAGGAGGCGGAAGGACTCCAGAGGGTCATGACCGTAACGTCCCCGTCCACAATCAACCGTAAGGTACATAGCCTGGATGATGTGACCATTAAGATGGTGCCTGCGGCCAGGATGAAGACTAAGTATGACTTCACTACAGGATGTGTGGCTGCTTCTGATGCGAAGCAGATTAACTGGATTCTGATTCATACCTCTTGCGTGGTATGCCGGGATAAATACAGCTATATCAAGCTGTTTACCCCAGGAACAGATTCAAGGACGGCAGATGGGTATTTGTATCAGAACCGTTGCTACGGAGACCTGTTCCTTCTTGAAAAGAAGGTTGAGGGGTGTGCCATGAATGTGGAAGCAGCCGGAGCATAAGGAGGTAATATGAGAGCAGTAAAAGGAAATAAGGAGTACACAATTGATGAAAGCCAGCAGAAGTCCTATCAGGATGCAGGCTTTGATATTGTGAGTGAAGATGGTCAAGTGACCGCATATGGACGCGGAAAGACAATACCTTATGATGAACACATGAAGGCAGTGAAAGAGATTGAGCGCCTTCAGGACCTAGCGGCTGAAAGGGATGTCGAAAATGTAGCGTTGAGGGAGGAACTTGCTTCACTCCGGGCCGCAAAGCAGGAACCGGCAAAGAAAGCGGAGAGTAAAAAGGCAGGTGAGTAATATGCCCTATGAACCCTATGTCACCTATGAGTACTACTGTGACGCATACAAGGGGACCGTAATCCCCATGGATGAGTTGGACAAGGCCCTTAAGCAGGCCAGCCGTCACATTGATTCCCTGACCTACAACCGCATTGTGGGCCGGGGATTTTCTAATCTGACGGCCTTCCAGCAGGAAACCATACAGGAAGTGGTCTGCCAGCAGGCGGACTTTGAGTATGAGAACACAGACGAGATAAACACCATCCTGCAGGGCTACAGCATCAATGGTGTGTCGGCACAGTTCGGCAGCAGCTGGAACGTATTTACAGACAAGGGTGTAGCCATGAAGCGCGATGTATACGCCCTGCTGTCCCAGACGGGTCTGTGCTGCCGGTTAGCGAGGTGAGCCATGAAATACCCATGTTTAGTGCCAAAACGGCTATGCAGGACGGATATACACGTCCATCTGGAATCAGAGGATACAGACAACCGCGGCCATCCGGAGAAGGTAATGGACCTGGACCTGAAATGTAACTTCCAGGACCGGGCCAAGACCATTCTGACCACAGAAAAGAAGCTGGTACAGATAACCGGTACAGCCCTGTTCCCCGGGGACATTGCCCCAGACTTCCCAACCTTAAGCGGGGGTACCGTAACTGTATTTGGGGAAGATCGGAGGATTGAACAGGGGACGAAAGCCAGGAACCCGGATGGGACAGTGAACTATTGCCAGCTGGAGGTGGTCTGATGCAGGTAAAATCAACTGTGAAAATGAATTTCCCGCGGATTAAGCAGCTGACACAGGCGGCGGTGACTGCCCTGGAGATGACAGCGAAAGCGTTGTATACAGAGGTTGTACAGGCCCAGGTGATGCCCTTTGAGACTGGCAATCTTCAAAATGAGAGTACATTTGTCGATTACAGCGAATCCAAGCAAGGCAAAGTAACGCTGGTGTCCAGCACACCTTATGCACGCCGTCTGTATTATCATCCGGAGTACAACTTCCAGACGGACGAAAATCCGCTTGCAGGTGGTGAATGGTACGAACCGTGGCTACCTGGTGGAGTAAGCCAGGATTTTGCCAGGAACGCATTTAAGCGGCTATATAAGAAAGTAGGTGGTGTGTGATGCTGGCTCTGGACGATATCCGGGGATACATAGGAACCCTGGGGATTACGGATGACAGGAATGTCTATATCGGGAAACTGAACAACAAGAAGGACCATTCCATTGGCGTGTACCACCGCCAGGGCAGCGGCCCTCCCGTGATGGCACTGGGTGGCCATGATTACAGCAGCTATGATGTCCGGCGTATATCACTGCTGGTCCATTGGGATAAGGATGTGCAGGCATCAGAACGGGCCGCCTATGAGTTATATGAGAAACTTAAAAACGTATCCAGCCTATCCATAGGGGATACACCCATCAACTGCATCATCCTCCAGGTCCCGGAACCGGTGGACGTGGGGACGGATGATAAGGGTGTCTACGAATATGTGATATGGCTGGATTTTGTATATCAGAGAAAGTGAGGTATAAGAGATGGCAGATGCAGCAAAGGGAAAAGTGTATCCCGTGCATAACAATGTGTTTAAGTTTGGCACTGCGGGCCTTGAGAGTACAGATGAACAGATGGTGATGCCAGCCGATTTGGAGAACTTTGCACCATCCATAGACGGTACCGTTGAGGAGTGGTATTCCATGGATGCTGCCGGATGGGCTAAGGCTGCCATGACCGGCAAGAAACTTGGGTTCAGCTTCAAGGGAAAACGGTCGGTTGGGGACCCGGGGAATGATTATATTGCCGGCCTGGCGTGGAAGTTTGGACAGGACGTGATGACCAAGTTTGAGTGGACCATGGTCAGCGGAGCAAAGCTGGCCTGTGACGTAGTCGTTAATGTGACGACGCCCGGAGGTGGTGACACGACAAATATTGACGGTCTGGAGTTTGAGGTGACGGGTTATGGTAAGCCAACTTTCACTCCAGCGCAATCATTAACAGTATAAGGAGGGTTAGACAATGGCGAGAAAAGTAGATATCACGGATAAGCTGAGTTTTGAAGGGAATCCATCCCTGGTCATCAAGGGAAAGGCCATAGAAGTGAATGCGGATGCTCCGACCATGCTTAAGGTCATGGGGCTGATGTCGGCGAATGACCCTGGTGCACAGGAAATCCTGGAGGCCTACGACATGATGCTCCCAGAAAAATCCAAGAAAGAGATAGAGAGGATGAAACTGGGATTCAATGACCTGATTATTGTAGTCCAGGAAGCCGTCCAGCTCATTTCCGGTACGGAGGAACCTGCCGGGGGAGAGCAGTGACCCGTACTACGATATGTTTGAGGACTGGGACCTGATAGTCTCCAGCTTTTTGTCGCAGTACGGGTTAAGAATCAGGACGAAAGAATTTGAAACAGTCTCCTGGGACGAGTTCAGGGCATTGATTGCCGGCCTGTCCCCGGAGACTGCCTTGGGACGGGTGGTGGCCATCCGGTCAGAGACGGATAAGGACATTATCAAGCATTATACAAAGGACCAGCGCCGGATATATGATGACTGGCGTAACCGGGAAATGAAAGAAATGGATGAGAAAACCTTCGAGAAGGAAATGGCCAGCCAGGAGAAGATGTTCGCAGCCATGTGTGGATAGGAGGTGGTACCGTGGCTGACAGTGTAGGCCAGATTGGCCTTGACCTTGTGGTCAACCAGCATCAATTCAAGCAGCAGATGGCGGGCATCCAGGGGCTGGCCAAAAAGGCAGGTGCCGCCCTGGCGGCGGCATTTGCGGTAAAAAAAATCATAGACTTCGGCGCACAGTGTATTGAATTGGGGTCCGACCTGACCGAGGTCCAGAACGTGGTGGATGTCACGTTCCCACGGATGTCCAAACAGGTGGATGACTTTGCTAAGAATGCTATAACCTCCTTCGGCCTGTCCGAGACCATGACCAAGAAGTTTACCGGAACGTTTGGGGCAATGGCCAAGGCTTTTGGCTTTGGTGAACAGGCAGCCTATGAGATGTCCACGACCTTGACTGGCCTGGCCGGTGATGTGGCATCCTTCTACAACATCAGTCAGGACGAGGCCTACACGAAATTAAAGTCTGTCTTTACTGGTGAGACAGAAACCCTTAAGGACCTGGGTATTGTCATGACCCAGAGCGCCCTGGACAGTTACGCCCTGGCGAACGGCTATGGCAAGGTAACGGCCAAGATGTCTGAGGCTGAGAAGGTGGCCCTGCGGTATAAGTTTGTGCAGGACCAGCTCTCCCTGGCATCCGGGGACTTCATCCGGACGGCGGATGGCTGGGCAAACCAGGTACGTGTTCTGAAACTGCAATTTGACAGCCTTAAAGCCACAATCGGTCAGGGCCTTATAAATGTGTTGACCCCGGTCATCCAGATAATCAACCGCATCATCAGTAAGCTGATGAGCCTGGCCAATGCATTCAAGGCATTCACGGAGATGGTGACCGGTAAGAAGGGCGGGGGAGGCGCATCCGTGGCCACGGCTGGTATGGAAGCGATGGCCCAGTCTGCTGATAAAGCAGGGGCAGCCGCTGGAGGAGCAGGCAGCGCAGCCAAGAAGGCAGCCAAGGACATGAAAAGTGTCAGCACAGGCATTGATGAGCTCAATATCATCAACCCGGAGACAGACTCCGGTAGCGGAGGCTCCGGAGGCGGTGCGGATGGTGGGTACGCTGCAGATGAGTTTGACATGGGTGAGATTGATACCTCAGCCGTGGATGAGATGGACAGCAAGTATGCCGGGCTGATTGAGAAGGCAAAGGAACTCAAAAACCTATTCATGGCAGGATTTAAGGTTGGATTTGGTGACACCAGCGTCCTGGACAGCATGAAAGAATCTATCCAAAGCATCAAGGATAGTCTGACGGAGATATTTACATCTCCAGAGGTGGAGCAGGCTGCCAACCGGTTTGCCAATATCTTAGCTATTAACCTGGGTAAGATGGCTGGCTCTGCCGCCAGTATAGGAGCATCCATAGCAGATAACCTGCTGGGTGGAATCAGCCTGTTCCTACAGCAGAATAAGGACCGTGTCATTGAATACATTGTGTCCATGTTTGATATTGGCTCACGCATCACGGAGATAAGTGGGAATTTTTCCAAAGCACTTGCAACGGTATTTTCATCCCTCAGGAGTAACAGCGCAAAGCAGATTACAGCAGATATTATCGGAATATTTTCCGAGGCATTTATGGGGGCCACGGAATTGGCTGGGACATTTGCGGTAGATGTGCTGAACACCATTACAACCCCGTTCATAGAAAATGCGGATTATATCAGGACAACCCTGGAGGATACATTTAGCGCGGTTGAACCTATCTTTTCTACAATCAAAGATTTGGTTGCGGAGACTTTTGAAAAGATTGGCACAACATATGATGAGCATGTGGCGCCAATGCTGGCAACCTTCAAACAAGGGTTCACGGAAATCGGAACACTGTTGCTTGATGTCTACAACACATATTTTCTTCCAGTATTGCAGAACCTGTCGGGCCGATTCGTTGAATTTAAGGACCAGTACCTGAGCCCGCTGATTGATAAGTTCCTGGAGTTTGGTGGAAAAGTAGCTGATGCGGTCACCAAATTGTGGACAGGGGTCATACAGCCATTCATTGAATGGTTCATAACCAACGTAGCACCAGTCATAGCTGCATGTTTACAGGATGCCATTGACACATTCTTCGGATTCTGGGAATCAGTTTCCGGTGTCATTGAGGGATTGCTCACGGCGCTTGGTGGTGTGATTGACTTCGTTGTTGGCGTGTTCACAGGTGACTGGAGCCTTGCCTGGGAAGGAATCAAGGAGATATTCTCCGGTATCTGGGAGGCATTGAAGGAGCTTGTATCTGGTGCCGTAACATTTATCCAAAACGTTGTTAACATGGCTTGGACTGCCATATCTGGGGCTACCAGTACTATTTGGAACGGAATCAAGGCGCTCCTGAATACCATCTGGAACTGGCTTAAGTCTCTGGCCGGCAGCCTATTCGATGCAATAAAAACCACCATCAGCACGGCCTGGGAAAATGTTAAGGCCAAGACATCAGAAATATGGGAAAACATCAAGGAATTTGTTTCAGGCCTGTGGGATACAATCAAAACGGCAGTGGATGAGAAGTTCACGGCTATGAAAGACGCGATTACCGGCGCATGGGACACGGTGAAGGAAAAGACAAAGGAGACTTGGGACGGTATCTGGGCAGATATAAAAGGCATTATCAACATGATTATTGATGGTGTGGAGAACATGGCCAACAGGGTTATTGATGCAATTAATGCCATGATAGACGCCGTAAATGAGGTGGCGGATAAGATACCGGGCATCGGCGCCGATTTTATCCCGAATATACCAAACATCCACCTTCCACGTCTGGCCCAGGGCGGTTTCGTCCGCGCCAACACCCCGCAGCTGGCCATGATTGGTGACAACAGGCACTATGGTGAGATTGTGGCGCCTGAGGATAAGATGCAGGAAATGGTGGATCGGGCGGTGGCTTTAGCGTCCCAAACAAGCAGTAATGGCATGAGTGAGCAGTATCTTTCCGTCATGGCAAACCTGCTGCAGCGCATCATTGACCTGATAGAACAGATGGATTTAACGGTCAGCTTAGATATCCGGGAAATCAAAAAGAAACTTGTGGAACTGGATAAGCGTAACGGATACACGCTGCGCACAACGTAAGGAGGTGGCCGGAGTGCCTATTTATATTAATGGACATGAATATCCAAACTATGACCGGGGGCCTGGCTTAACCATTGCTACGAACGTGAACCAGGGCAAGAATGCCCTGGGGGAATTCGTAGGGCAGCGCGTGGGCCGTGACCAGGATAAGATTGACGGCCTGCAGTGGTCCTATCTGGATGCGGCGACCTGGAGCAGCATCCTTAAAGAGTTTGAGGAGTTTGTGGTGACGGTCAAGTTTCCGGATATGAAAAACAACTGCTGGAAGACGGAGCGGATGTATCCGGGGAACCGGACGGCCAAGATAGATGAGATAGGTCCGGATGGGCTGCCAACCATGTATAAAGACTGTAAGGTGAATCTGATAGACTGCGGGGTGATGGAGTAGTGCAGGCGGCAAGTAATGAATATAAGGACATGATGCGCAGGAAGTGGAGGAACCCACTGTCTCATCTGCGTGTCACCATCGGCCTGATTAACCAGCAGGCCCAGGCATCCGCCTACATACCTGAGCCGGATGTGTATACTTATTATTCCGACCTAGTGAAGCCCATGGATAACTACAAGGTACAGGAGCTGTATGCAACCTGTGACCAGGATTATACCACGGTGGATGGCAGCATGTACTTTCTTCCCAAGGAGGCAGCAGACGTGGTGCTCAATCAGGGAATCGTGACGGATGGCCTTCAGGGGGAAATTGAAATCCGGTTTCCCGTTCAATATGACATTAAGGGGCTGACCGTGGAATTTGGCAAGGCATATCCCGTAGAATTTACCATCATTTCAGACAAACGGACTATGGACGTGACTGGAAATATGAGTGGCCATTATGTAACGGAGGAGATATTTCCGGCTGCAACCTTCCTTCGTTTTGTGCCGTCTGTCATGGCCAATGGACAGAGCAGACTGCGCATTAACCAGATAACGATGGGCATAGGCATCTATTTTGACAGCAAAAAAATACTGTCTGCAACCAAAAAAGAACATATCAGTCCTATATCGGAGGAGTTGCCAACTATAGATTTTTCCGTAACGGTGGATAATAAGGACCGGGCCTATGATGTGGAGAATGAAGAAAGTACAGTGAACTTCTTGGAAATTGGTCAGAGTATCGAGGCGCTTTACGGCCAGGCCATGGATGATGGAACGATTGAGTGGATACCGGGAACGTCACTCGCACTGAAATCATGGTCGGCTGATGATACGGAAATGAGCTTCCAGGCATCCGACCGGTTTGACGGCATGGATGGTACCTATTACCGTGGCCAATATCACCCGGATGGCATGAGCCTATATGACCTGGCCGTGGATGTAATGACAGATGCCCAGGTGGATTACCGGGAATACTGGATAGACCCATACCTTAGGGATGTGCTGGTGGTCAACCCCATGCCGGCAGTGGCACATAAGGAGGCTCTGCAGCTGATTGCCAATGCTGGCCGGTGCATCCTCTATCTGGACCGCGCCGGGAAGATATTCCTGAAATCCAGTTTCGTGCCCGACATGGAAGCGGCTTCTGACGACGAGGCGTATTTCTCCAATGCCGCAGCGGTACTGGACCACACGGGGAAGGATGCGTATGCCTCAGCTGGCCAGGATCATACCGCTGCAGATGGGGCGGCGTACTTCCTTCCACGGCGGGCTGAGGGTACGACCTATCTTAATGTCGGCTATATATCGGATTCTGTGGCAGATGGTGAAGGAAGGTTCGCTGAAAACCCAACCATAAGCATAACCATGGAGGCAGCTTTTAAATGCTTTGGACTGACGCTGGAGTTTGGCAGGAACTGGCCGGAGACAGTTATCTTCCATGCCTACTACAATAACGCGGCTATGGAAGATTATACAGTCCCTGGATTGACACAGACTTACGTGGTCAGCCATGAGTTCCCAGAGTTTGACCGGTTGGTGCTGGAATTTTCCAAGGGATGTTCCAACAACCGTGTAGTGCTGGACAACATAATCTTCGGTGACAGCACTGATTATGTCCTGGAATATGGTGTGGAGCTGACCAAGACCCCAAAGGGCACGCAACTGACCAAGGTTAGGGAACTGCAGGTCGTGCGCACCATATACAATCTCAGTACAGAGGATGCAAAGGAGTTGGTGAGGGAGACCATAAGTGTGACAGCCCAGGATAACCGGTATACATTTTATTTTACCAACGCGTCATACGACCTGTCCGTGGCCATTACTGGTGCATCAGAAGGCCAGGATGTTACGATAATAGATAGCAGTGCCTATTATGCCACGGTGGAGCTTGTGGGTGTTTTGGGGGCAGTTGAGGTGGCCATAGCCGGTAAGGAGTATGTCACGACACAAGCCAAGGTAAGCAGACAGCTAAATCCTACCGGCAGCCTGGAGGCGTGGAACAATCCGCTTGTGTCCGACACGGTCCATGCCGCGAACCTGGCGGATTGGATTGGGGACTACATGAAATCAGACCGGGAATATGACCTTTCATACCGGGGAGAGCCACGGATTGATGCCAACGACATAGCATTCCTGGAAAATAAGTATGTACCTGACCTGCTGATACGGGTAACGGACCATACCCTGAAATTTAATGGCGGACTTAGCGGTACCATCAAGGCAAGGAGGGACATGAGTTATGTGGCAACAGCCAAAAACAGACTGGCAGGCCAGTGATTATTTTAATATCGGTGACTACAACCGCATCAAGGGCAACATCAATGAGATACGGACCCAGGCGCTTACTCTGTGGCCGGACTTTAAGTTTGAGGAGATGGGAGAGGATAAGACCTATCAGGATTATGGGTTTTATGCCGATGAAATTAACCGCTTTGAGGCCAATATAGACCATGTCTGCGTAGGGACATTCCCCTTCAATGTAGGAGAAAGGCAGTTTTATCATGACAACGGCCCATTCATCGACTGGCAAGAGTTGAACCGTATTGAATCCGCCTGCCTGAAGATATACAGAAACATATTAGGAAGGGCCGAAGGAATCAGACGTCTGGCTTTCACGCTTAATGGAGGTGCATTTGAGTAATGAGTTTAAAAACAGATTATAGGGACGATATATATGAGGGTTCCAGACGATGGAGGTTGACCCAGAACGAGGATGGCACCTATAACATATCAGATGTCACTGCCTATACACAAAAAGGCGACAGTTTTGGTCAGAATGACATTAACGCTACGAATAAGGCAGTGAATGCCCTGAGGAATGACAAACAAATTACCATCCCTGCATTTGCACAATCCTCTGCGCCATACACAGCAGACATAAAAGTGCAACATCTCAAGACAACAGATGCGATTGAACTGTATGCGGGGCTGATAAAGAGTGACAGCGAACTTACGGCGGAGCAGAAAGCAGAAAAAATAAAAATACGAAGAAAATACCTGAACATGATTGATGATGCAGAGTGTAATACAGATGGCATATTGACGGTAACCTCCTACAGCAAGAAACCGGCCACGGAATTTGCTGTATGGTTAAGGGGCTGCTCAGCAGAGGAGGAATAGGAATTGAAAGCAATTATACACGGCAGTGGAGGAGCGGATACAGATGGTTTAACCGCTATTGCCGCTCACGTACTGAACGGAGAAATATTTTATGGAGCCGATAGCGACGAACCTCAGACCGGAACCATGACAGTAAATAGTATACTGTCTTTTAGTGTAGCCGCATATAGTGGACGCCGAGTACTTTTGAAATGGCAGAATCCGTATGCGGCGCCGGGAAAACCTTATAGCGGAGTAATAGTAAAAGCCAGTACGGGCGGATATCCAGCTTGGAATGCGCCTGCTTGGGATGCAATTTATGCAGGAGCAGGAGACAATGTTACTCCTGGAGGCTGGTCACAAGCATTTATGGATTTACCAGCATTAAATACCACTTATTATTTTACATGCTTTGGGTATGCCACAACAAGCTTTGGAGAGATATACAGTCCGGTATATGACCCATCGTCAGTTAAAAATGCTATATATACGACCGTAGGACCTTCGTTGGTTACGATAGCCGGAACGCAGAATTACGTAATTCCAGATGGATTTGCATCTGCGGATATATTTTGTGTAGGCGGCGGAGGCGGTGGTGGTAACGGATACCGATATACTTCGAATGCCTATCAACAAGCCGGCGGTGGAGGCGGCGGTGGATATACTGCTACTGTTTATAATATTGGCGTGGCGGCCGGACAAGTATTAAATTGTGTAGTAGGTGCCGGAGGTACCCCCAATGGTAGTCTTAGTGGTAACGGCGGTACAGGAGGCCCGACTTCGGTGTCAAGAAATGGAGTTGTTTTATGTACAGCCAATGGAGGATATGGAGGTTATAACGCTAATTCAGGAAGCGGTGCCTCAGGTGGTTCTGGTGGTGGTTCAGGTGGATACAATGATTTAGATTCGCATCCAGTTATAAAAGCGGGTGAAAACGGATTTTCAGATGGTAACGGTTGGAGCAATCGTCCAGGACAAGGTAGAACTACCAGAGCTTTTGGTGAAGCTGGTAATACTCTATACTCTGGCGGTGGTGGCGGTGGTGGAGTAACTCACGGCGGTCCCGGCGCTGGTGGTGCTGGCGGCGGCGGAGCAGGCAGTTATGATACAGGCAATCCGGGTGCTGCTAACACTGGCGGAGGCGGCGGAGGCGGTGGAGGCGATCTTTACGGAACCGCCGAGTGGGGCGGTACTGGCGGCTCAGGAGTTATTTTAATCAGATTAAAATAGGAGGATTAAGATGGTAGCACACGAAGTATTCGCAATGATATCTGGCGATACGGTACAGAATGTTGTTGTGGCATATAACTATGAAGAGGTCAACCGAATAACACGGTGCGTATATGGTGACGATGCCTTTGCGGTGGATTGCCTGCAATATCCCTGTGAGATAGGAGATAAGTACATAAACGGCGTATTTTACAAGGCCGATGGGATAACACCCATTGAATATATCCCTACCCAGGAGCAGCAGGTGGCTCAGCTCCGGCGAGAAAATGCGGAGCTTACACTTGCCCTGGCAGACATGATAGGAGGTGCAATGTAATGTTATCCAATATACAGCGCAACATCATTATCCGGGCCCTGCAGATTCGGATGAATCAGGGGGAGGAACCGGCAGGCATCCTGGATGGTTACAAGAACCTGACAGAAGAGGAAAAGGCAGAGCTGTTGGAAGCCTTAGAAGAATAGGAAAGGTGAGGTATATGAAAGTGGAAAAGATTGAACAGTTAATTGCTATGGCTTGGGCAAGCCAGATCATTAAGGTAGTGATTGTGGCCGTCGTAATGGATACAGTGTTTGGATGCATCCGGGCCGCAAAGGAAAAGCAGTTTAATAGTTGCTTCGGAATTGATGGGGCCATCAGGAAAATATCAATGCTGGTATCGATAGCATTTCTTCTTGTTCTGGATAGGATTGTAGGGCTAAATTTAATTGGATTTATACCGGAGGCCGTCCGAGCATACCTACCTGTAAAACACATTGGCGCAGCAGAGTTTTTTGCACTGTTATACATAGCATATGAGACCGTGAGCATCTTAAAAAACATGACGCTGTGCGGCCTGCCGGTTAAGCGCCTGTGGCAGTTTATACGCGATAAGCTTAAGCAGTATACCAGTGAGTTACCAGATAACCAGGACGAGGTGGCACCTAAATAGCCAGAGGTGGTCCAATATCTCCCGCCGCGGGGTTAAGCGGGTGTTGCGATATCGCAACTTGTGACGTCACAACTTTTTATGGCCTGGGGACATCCCCGGGCCTTATCTTTTGATTGGAGGTACGATATGAGTAAAACAGCAGCAGGATTAATTGAGCATTGCAAGGACAAGCTTGGCACACCCTACGTCTACGGCGCCAAGGGTGAGGTCCTTACCCAAGCCATACTGGATAGGTAGGCCCGGGAGAACCCAGGCACATACACATCTACTTACAAGGCCAAGGCCGCCAAGTACATAGGCCAGCGCTGCACGGACTGTTCCGGCCTCATCAGCTGGTACACCGGGCGCATCCGCGGCAGTTACAACTACCACGACACAGCCGTGGAGCGGATAGGCGTTGACCATCTGGACGAGTCCATGGTCGGTTGGGCGCTCTGGAAGCCGGGACACATCGGGGTATACATCGGGGATGGATGGTGCATCGAGGCCAAGGGCATCAACTACGGGACCATCAAGTCCAGAGTGGCGGTCACACCCTGGCAGAAAGCCCTTAAGCTCTGTGATATTGATTATGCCCCGGTTCAGGTGACATACACCCAGGGCTTCCGGCCGGCCGCAGACGGGCAGCGCTGGTGGTATCAGTTTACAGATGGTAGCTTTGCGGCCAACGGCTGGTACTGGCTCCGGGAGGCCACGGACGGCACATATGGCTGGTACCTGTTTGACAGCGGGGGCTACATGCTGACCGGCTACCAGGTGGACCCTGCTGGCGAAGCCTTCCTGCTCTGCCCGGTCAAGGGCTCTGACGAGGGCAAATGCATGATTACGGATGCCAGGGGAGTGCTCCGGATTGCGGAGGAGTATGACATGGTAAATCGACGGTACGTGTTTAATTGGTAGATTACCGAAGGGCGCTGCAATAGCGCCCTGGCTTACTCAATCATAATAATGGCGTACAACATAATGAGCCAGCGCATCAATAAAGGCGCCGTTCCGCGGCTTTTGTGCCAACTCAAAGCCGAAAACCTGGTTTAAAAGATTCCGGTCGCCATGGAGCCAGATAGTATTAATGATGGTGCGTATATTACGTTCTACACATCCTACAGATGTTTGGTAGCGGGCGGCAATTTCTACATATAGCCCTTTTGATATATAAGAAAGCAGGTCCGGTTCATGGACTGAGCGGATTACACCATAAATAGTATAGCGGAATCCTACGTAGGAATTATTGACACCAAGCCGTCGAAGCAGGTTACCGGTTTCTCTTTCGTATTTCATACTGATTCCTCCTTGTTTTTTGTTACTAATTTAACGATATATGCAAGGAGGGGCATTATCAAGTGAAGATTGAACGACAAAAAGCAACGAAAAGTGTCGTAAAATGCGAATAAACGGACCATTTATGGTATTATTTGCCAGGACAACCCCTGCATTGAAAGGAGTACAATGGCCTTGGAAGGAGGCGCATAAAGATGGATGGAAGGCGAGGAGGAATTGGAAATCTTCCTTTTTTATTCAGATTATGCTATGATGCATATATAAAATATAAAAAGGGGGAAACATAGATGAATGGAGTAAATAATAAACCAGATGCTATTTATGCCAACTTTGTAGCCATCAGTAATAGCGCATATGAAATGAGGATTGAGTTCTTGGTAGAATCTCCAGAACAAGATAATAGCCTAAAAGAGGTAGCCGATGTGAGAATCAGCCCTCAGTTAGCAAAGAAGATGTGTGAAATCCTAAAGGAAAGCATTGCAAGGTATGAGGAAAAAATTGGTGCGATACCGGCAATGAATGATGAAAGCGGTGAGTAGAGATGACCATTTACACAGAACCTATTTGTTCTTGGCAAATTTTTAGTCCGCATATATTAGATGTTAGGAACAGGTATAGGAGAATAAGCCATAGTCATCCCACAATAGAAACCAGACTAACCAGTCAAAAGGGCATATGGGATTATGATTCCGCAATGTGCTTAGAGGGGACATATATGGATATAGAAAAACAGGAGAATATCAAGAAGCTGCACGAAATAGCAAAACTCCCATACAATTGGAATGAAAATTGCGCAGATTCATTCAGCCCACAGGTGATTTCGGAGTGTCTGGATATTGTGGACATGGTGCCGAGACAACCTGAAATCTTTCCAACTGCTGCGGAATCTATACAGATGGAATATGAAAAGGAAGACGGCGAGTATCTGGAGTTCAATATTTTTGAGAATCACATAGAGGTATTTGGGATTGGGCCTGACGGAACCGAAAAAGAAGCCCAGATGCCAATCGCGGACAAAGGAAAAATACAGCAGATGGTGATGGAATTTTATGGATGAAACGAAGACTGTGTACAGAAGAATGAGAAATCTACCGGATTACATTCGGAAAGATGGAAGCATATCATCGGCATTATTCAGCGACAGAAACGGCGTATCTGTTGATATTGATGCAGGAAGAAGTCTTGAGGATATCATAAAGGATGAGGAACGTTTACATCAATCCTATCATCCTGGTATGTCACAGGACGAAATGATAAGAACCAAGCGGGCATTGAAAGCAATTATTGCGGTTGAAAGAGAAGAATGTGAAAGTAAAAGTATTGTGATACAGCCTGAACCCATCAGGGAAGAAAATGAATACCATGCAATCCTGAGACGTGACGATGGTACATTGCAATTGACCCACGGACAGTGTAAGCATTTATCTAACAAGTGTAGATACGTAAAGAAATATTTTTAGCAATTGAGTGATATTCAAGAAATAAGTGAAAGGCGGGTACCGGATGCGACCGGGCCCGCCTAAAAATATTTGGTAGGCAACGTCTACCATTTGCCTACCTTGCACAAGTTTTTCTATAATACGCCTGGTTACGCTATAGTACTTCTGGTTTTTCTATTTCTTGAAAATCCCTTATTTTAAAAGATAATAAGTTACGCTATAATATTGTGTAGCACACATGATTTTTTGACATCGACTTACGGTGCATGTGGAAAGTATTGTCCTGTTGCAGAAAAAAAGTAATGCAAAATAATTAGTGAGTATTCCGGGCGGTTTTACATGGGGCTAGAGTGGATAAAAAAGAAATAGTTTTATTTACTGATAGCAATGTTGCATTAGAGGTACCCATTACACCGGAACAGGGCACCGTATGGTTAAACCGAAATCAGATGGCCGAATTATTCGAGCGAGATGTAAAAACGATTGGAAAACGTATTAATAATGCTTTGAAAGAGGAATTGCTGGCTCAGACCGCAACTGTGGCAAATTTTGCGATAGTTCAAAAAGAAGGGGAAAGATCCGTAATGAGGCAGGTTGCTCACTATAATAAGGTAAAAATAAATATACAGTTAAGGCTATTAAGGAAATGCATATAA